TTGAATGTGATCGGGCGCGCCTTACGGGCGCCCGGGTTGAGCATAACCCACAGTCCCTTGAACTGACTGGCTGCGTACTTGCTTCCACTCATGAGACGTGCGTTGTAAGTCTCAAGCTGGTCATTGTTCTTTGGCTTAGTCTTGCCAGTCTTGAAGTCTACGATCATTGGGCCATGCTTCTTGTGATCACCGATCATGTCGATGAAACACTTGATCTCCATGGTGCAGTGGGGAAGGAAGCCTGAGGCATCGTATTCAACTTCCCATGGAGTGAAGTCATCGAGGAACACTAGGGCATTCTCGATGCAGTCCAGAGCGAGCCTAAGGGCTCGCTCCTCTACCACTGGTTCATCATCACTTCCACCATGTAGCCACTTGTCAGTGCGCGGCTCTATAAGCCGCGCCTTCCTCACTTCCTCCATGAAGATGGCTGTGCCATCAGGAGCGGGGAGTGAGTGGGAGAAGACGGTGGAACGAACGTGATCCTCAATGAACCGGTGAACAGTGGTGCCAACAACGAAGTACCATGCTGGCAGACCCTCAGCCTTCTTCACCCTGGACAGATAGTACCCACGTGGGCACTCATTGTAACTGTATAGGGAGCTTGGACTGAGGTGATCAGGTAGCTCAATCATGCCTCAATTGTAGCACGTGACCGAGCGTCATAGCAGATCTTGCAGTACGTGCGCTTACCCAGGAAGTAGGCGTTCTCCCCATAGACGACATGCCCATTGGGGCAGATCCTCTTTGAGGTTCTCTCCTCCCGCTCCTCGGTGCAGATCTTGCAGTACTTGAGACCGTTCCTCATGAGAACGTTCTCACCCTCGATGTAGTGGAGCTTCTTGTTGCACTTCCTACGCCGGGGCTTAGAGCCCCCGGCGATACGCTTGCCAGAGGCCTTCCTCTGTGAGATGAGGTTGCAAGCCTTGCACCTCTGAAACCCCTTCTTGGGGTCAATGAGGATGTTGTCAGCAGTCATCTCGTGAAGCTTGTTCCTGCACTTCCGAATGCTTCCATCACTGTCATACATGGACTTCGGGACTATACCGGTCCTGTCATAGATCCTTGGTCGACCCTTCGGGTGGAGGTTTTGAGCATAGGGAAGGTATCCACCACGGACAGTGAACTCAAGTGTGTCAACGACTGCTTCAGTGGAGAGCTCCACGAAGCGATCGTCCAAGCAGTCTTGAGCAACTAGGCAGTTCATGCAGTTCTTCTCCACAAAAGCCTGAATGATGTGGAGACGACTGGAAGGCTGGACAAACATGTCATTGCTGAGATCACCTCGACAGTGAGCATCGTCTGTCCAGTGCCTGTCCCTCTCGTACTCAAACTGAGGTCGGTTGTTCATAGTTTCCTAACGTTAAAAGGGCGGGGCCCTAAAGGCCCTGCCCTTACAACATCCCAACATGCTTCCAATGTAAGGATGTTGACACTGTTTCACCGGCCCCCTTCAGGGGGGCCGCTTACCATGTTCGAACCCCTGAAAAACATTATACTGACCGGCCGTCAAGGCCGTCAAGGGCTTGAGCATGTGAGCTACACCACATGACGGAGCGTAGCCAGGGGGCTACGCCTAGTCAGTCTCCCTACCCTGGTGACATGTGCATGCGCATTCAACCAGTGTCCACTCTCCCGGACACTGGTCATGCAGGTCGATCTCACAGGACACCGAGATGAACGGCTTGTTCACTTCTTCACCTTGTGGCAGGGGCATGCGCAGTAGACGCATGCCATGACGGACTGTGACTTCTCGTGGAAGTCACGCTTGCAGGACTCACTGAGTCCCTCGTCTGCACGATCGGGAGTGTACTTCACAGGTTCTCTTCGATCCAGTCGGCAATCTCCAGGAAGGTCTTGCCGTCGTGATCGTTCATGGTAGAGAGCTTCATGTCGGGACCGTTTACAGTGGTGAGACCACCGAGACCCGACCACTCGTAGACAGCCTTCGGGGGGTAGCTGGATCGACCACCGTAATAGTAGTAGTGATCCGTGCCGACCTGATCCTTCTCTTGCTTCACTCCCACCCCGCTCTCGATGGCGACCTCGCAGAGAACGCCGAGGCAGCAGAACTTGCCGCTCACATTCAGGTATCCCTTGCCCTGTTCACGCTCGCCGCTCCTCAGGGCGGCGAGCCAAAGCTCCTTGGCAACAGGGTTCATCCGTTCGAACTGAGACACGCCTGATCCTTTCGTGTGCTACACTTCCTACATGACTACCGCAATGATTGTTCCGGACCTTCAGGTCCCACTCCACGATGCGGTATTCGTGGAGAAGCTCATTGGTGCGGCCGAGTACATCGAGCCTGACATCCTGCTCTTCATTGGTGACATCACCGACTCCACCGAAGTGGGTCGGTGGGTGAAGGGCAAGAGTGGCGAGTACTCTGGCCAGCTACAGGAAGCATTCGATACTACTTCCAAGATCATTAAGAGTTTCCGTCGAGCAGTCGGCGAAGACTGCGAGATGATCCTGATCGACTCCAACCATGACTCTCGCACCCAGGAGTACATCAGTGCCAACGCTCCGGCACTTGCAAGCCTTCGCAGCCTTGACCTGTCCTCGCTCATTGGCCTGCGGAGTAGTGGCGTGTCCTACATCTCCGGCCCGTACGAGTTCCTTCCCGGAAGTGTTGCTGTTCACGGACATGAGCGCGCCTACTCCAGCGTCCCCGGAAAATATGGACTCGCTCGTGTCCTTGAGTACGGTAAGAATGTGGTGTACGGACACACACACACCCCTCTACTGGTGTCTACGGCCCAGGGGGTGGATGAAGACCGGCATATTCTCTGGGCGATGAACGTTGGTCACGGTATGGACATGAGCAAGGCGAGCTATCTCAAGGACGGCTACGCCACATGGTCTCAGGCGTTCGGCACTGTGACCTACGATGATGAGACTGGAGCCAGCATTCCTCACCTGTATTACGCACCCGATGGACGATTCGAACTGGATGGCCGAGTGTGGTGAATCAGATTGAACCATGGGTCAACCAGAGTGCTGCCGCAACAGCACGTGCCTACAGCACGTGGACTTCCTTCCCTGATGTGCGACAGCATCTCTGGTCATGGGCCTATGCGAACGAGAAGAGGGTACGTGAGTACCTCACTCACCAGGACGGTGAGCGCATTATCCGATCCATCCTCAACAGGGAGGCAAGGAACTACGCGATCAAGGAGCGCGCAACTATGACCGGATACTCTCCAGAAGACGTCGCATGGTACTCCATCACCGCAATCAGGAACATACTGCCAGACGTGTTTGACCACGAGGACTGGCAGACTTCCGAGGTTGGCAGCGGTGGACGTGGCAGCAAGCCAACCTCATGGGGAGGTGACAAGCTTGCTGCGATCATCGACGTTAAGGGAGCAATGAACACGCTCCCCGCCGACAGGGTTGCACTTCTTCGGGAGCATTTCGCCAACGGTACTACAACCGAAGTGTGCGCAGTGATGTTCGATCTGAATGTGGAGACTGTGCGAAAGCGCATTCAGCGTGCTCTCAAGTACATCTCCAACCAGCTCAACAATCCTCGTCCGGCAGACCCCATGGAGGGTGTGACCTATGAGGAGTGGAGCAAGAGCAAGCACTTCTATGACACGCGCGGCAAGTTCCGCCGCGCGATGAGCAATGCAGCAGCACGAAAGGCTACTGAGTTCTGATGAGGTACAACTACGAAGAGCGCAAGGCTCTCGCTGAGGCCAACCGAGTGTTCAATGAGGCGGTCGAGGCGTCCCGCAATGCTCGCGCTGATGCCGAAAGGGCAGGCGCTGCCGTCAACAATGCACTGGTTGCCCGCACCAAACTATACAAGGCGGCGGAGGAGCGCTATCAGAAGTCCGAGCGTGAGCGGGCGGCTAAGCAGAGGGAGCGAGATGCCTCCTGGAAGGCCGTGAAGGCCCGTATAGCGGCCGATGCCAGGGCTGCTGAGGCCAAGGCCCAGCGCTCCTTTGAGGAGCGCGTAGACGCCTTCACAGAGGATCTCAAGCGCTCCCTTGCTGAGCATGGTCTCAAGCTTCTGGGAGGATGGACGGATGGTCCCGTCCCTCACTACACCGGTACTCACGTGGGGGTGGCATCTACCACATCCGAGCACAAGGCAACCCTACGTGTACAGATTGGACAGGGGTTGAAGCGCTGACCTGTCAATGGAGCCCCCACCTTCAGGGGTGGGGGCTCTCTTCACAGTCTCAGTCCTTCTTGATGAGCGCGGAACCGGCAGGGTGCAGAGCCTTTGCGGCTGCGACCTCCAGCTTGCGCTGCTTGACTGCATCATCGTGCAGCCACTCGATCACCCTGCCGAAGCTGAATCCCATCAGCAGACCGAAGGCGAACGCGAAGAAGAAGTTCCACCAGGAGAACACGTCGCCCAGCAGACCACTGATGAAGCCTGACACCAGGATCAGTGCGATGTGCAGGGTGAAACGGACAGAGTTTCGGTGCATCAGTTACCCCGAGACATGCGACGGACGATGAGAACGATGGAGATGCTGTTGCAGAACGTGGCGAGACTCTGCAACACGCTGACGATGTGCTCGGTGGTGGTCATCGCTCGACCCCCAGGATGGCATCGAAGATCGGGTCACCGATTCGCACGATGACCAGAGCGATGGCCACGGACCAGTTGAGGCCGACGTGCTCGTAGGCGAGATCCGCCGCAATCAGCGCGAGCATGCCCGGGATCAGACCGGCGATAATGCCCTTCACTTACTCTCCTTGTTGAACATGAGTTGGAACTTGAGTTCGGCCAGCTCGGACTCAGCCTTGACTGACCGGCCGATCTCTACTGCATAGAGAACGATGACCGCCATCAGCACCACGAAGGATACTGACGCAACGATCCAGGCGATCACACCTCGACCTCAGTGACGCGGACTTCCACCTTGTACAGGCGGTAGCCCTCACCAGTCGTGATGAAGGAGATCTCCCCAGCGTCACGAGCACCCTGCTCAGTGTGACCCTGTTCCGGATAGCAGCACGAGTTGTTCTGGACGAAGTGATCCAGGAGATCGTGCTCAGTGAACGCCGAACCGGCACGCATTGCGTCGAACGTGATCCACTCAGCCATGCCAGGTATCCCCGATCTTGTAGTTCTCGTAGACAACCCGCGAGACGCAGATGTCTTCTTCCCTGCCGTTGTCACCCTGGATTTCCAGCTCGTAGCACTCATCGTGCCAGTCGTTGTGATACTGCCAGGATGAACAGTTGTTGTTGGTCTTGGGCTTACCCTTGACCCACTTCTTGCACTTGCCGATCAGCTCGGAATGTGCGGCGGAGTACTCCTTTTCCACCACTGTTCCACGGTTGAGGTGGGGCTGTGCCGTAGCGCAGCCCGTTACCGCAACGAGACCAGCCATCATGAGGGCGTAACGCCTCACTGGGCCACCCACCCCCAAGGAGTAGTGGGCATGCCGAGCCTGATGTAGCACTCGTCACACGCGAAGTGGTTGTTCTCCGGGTTGAGCGTGCCCTCCTCTTCAAGGACATACTCATGAGCTTCCTCGATGGTGTCACCCATCCCGGGAATCTCGTGAGCCCAGCGCCGACAGTACGGGTCGTAAGCAACCCGCTCCCATGCTTTGAGAGAAGTCACCGACGGTCCTCCTTGATGACAACCTTCACCACGTGATCCCGGTTGAGAAGCTCGGGATTGTTGTTGCCGTTGTTGACCAGAAAAAACTGGTTGACACGCATGATTGAAGCGATGCCGTCGACCAGCACATGCGGGTCGTCGTCGCCACCCTTGTGCAGAGCGTAGCCACCCGTGGACAGGGTGAACCATGCCACGTATGTAGTCACTTACCTACTCTCTTCTTGTAGAACCTGAGAAGGTCGGTGGTCGACTCCGTATATAGCAAGCCAGTCTTTTCGTGGCGCAGTAGTGCTGCCTTATTGACCATGGCTTCTATGGAGAAGACCGCATCTTGGCGGAACAGCAGACTGTCCCCCACTTTGAGATCCACGGTAGGCACCAGGATTTTGTCAATCGTAGACTGATTTGCCGTAGCATCCTTGTAGATCTTCATGAGCGGGGAGTTAGTGTAACCGAACCAGCCAAGATGGGAGTCGGAACTGACACACCACATCATCTGGTGGTCACCTTCAAGCTCAACCCCAGCCCATGCCACGATGTACGTGACACTGCTCCAGGGTGTCTTGAAGGCCGTTCCTCTCTCCGGAAGAAGGGTGACGGGCTTGAACAGGGAATCAGCCTTAGCTTTCTCCTTGTCCTTCTTGGCTCTGTCACTCTTCCGAATGGCATCAATGATCTCTCGCGCTACCCGGTTGGACGTGTGCCCTTCCCAGTCCCGCTCAAGAATCTCGGAAACCATGTCGGCTTCCGCTTGTGTAGCCATAAACCCTCCTCCCTTGAGCTGAGATGCTCACTCAACGGGCGGCCCCTAAGGGCCGACCCGCTCAGAGTTGTCTCAGATCTCCTCACCTGAGAAGGCCATGCTGTAGCCCTCCCAGTTGTCCACACCAGCCGCCTCCAGGAGGGACAGCGTGTCGTCGCGCTCTCGCAGTTCGGCGAGTTCCTTTTCCAGCTCCTGGATGCGGAGCACCAGTTCGGCGTTCTCGACAGCCTTGTTCAGGAGTTCGGACTGGAGAGCTTCGAACTCCTCACGCGGCACGGGCTTGGGCTTGGGCTGGCGACCGTACTTCGCACGCGCCGCAGCCAGATCGACCACTCGGTAGTAGAGCGTGCGACCCTGCTGGCCCTGCACTTCCGCCTCACCGGCCGCAATGGCCTTGTCGAGGTGGTTGGAGAGCGTGGCGGGCGTCTTGTCTCCGAGCTCACGGGCATAGTTCACGACGGAGTCGATCTGCTCACCGTGCTCGTTGAAAAGCTTCATGATTGTTCCTACCCTCTTCCCATTGATACCACTGTGGTATCGGGTCAACATCCGGGCCAAAGCCCGGATGCTCACCTTGAGTACAGTGGTTACTTCTCGTAACCGGCGTCCGCCTTCGCGATCTCGATGGAACGCCGGTTGTTGATTGCCACGCGTGCTGCGAACACGGAGACAGCCCATGACGCACCGATGTCCTGGAGGGACTGTGCTGTGCGCATGATGAGCAGTGCGTCATCCGTGAAGAAGATGTTCTCCTCCGCGAGCTGCTTCACTGCGCCACTCCACGACTCGTACCGACCGACGTGCCGAAGCACGTTCAGCTTGCCGAGTGCCTGACCGATGATGCACATCGGGATGCGCTCACCGTCGTAGAACAGGTCTCCACCGACTTCGTGGCGCTCGCCCTCCGGGTAGGTCCAGTTCTGACACGTGGTGCCGTACCACTTCTCACCATTGATGGACTTGTATACGTCGCCGTACCCGTAGTCCTTGTCCTTGCCGTCGATGAGAGCATCGAAGATCTCGAAGAGTTCGGGCGAGTCGATGATGCGCTTCTCGTTGGACATGATCACTCTCTTCCCCAACACCAGTGTGGTGCTGCCTGAACCGGCATGCCTGAGGCATGCGCGGCTCAAGTTAGCCACAAGGCTACGGCTTGCGCTTCTCACACAGCCATACGTTCCACTCTTTGTCCTTCGGATCCCACATGACCCTGAAACAGTGAGTGTTGAGCTTGCCCCAACTGCGGAGCATCTTGCCTCCGCGATTGAGGACCCAGTCGTTTGCGGTGGACTGGTCGTTGAACGATGCAATCCACCGCACAATCTTGGAAGCCACTAGAGCCTCTCCGAACCTGCCATGATGGCATTGTTGATCGAGTTGTACCGAGTGGGCATGTGCTCCTCATTGGGCAGCCTTACCCACCATCCCGCACCATGTCCCCATCGCTGGGAGATGCGGAATACCGGGCGCACCCGTCCTGCGAGGTAGACATCCCTCTCCAGTCCGTTCACCTTCTGAGTGGTGAACTGACAGCGGGAGAAGGCTGCCCTGCGAGGTGTGGACTTAACGGCCAAGCTTCACCGCCATGTAGACGTGAACATCCGACGGACTCACCCTGAGGATCTCGCCGAGGCGGTTCTTCAGGATCTGCTCGGTGTCGTTACCGTTCACGTAGACAACACGTGACTTGATAACGTCATCGCTTCCGATGGTGTACTCGGCATCCCATGTACCGGGGCCGGAGCCCCGGAGGGTTGCAGGTCGGTTAGGCGACATGTCCCCACACCTCCACGTGTGCATCAGCAGGGTAGTCGATGGTGTACTTCCTGCCACTCATGACGAGTTCCGTGAGGACAGTGCACTGGTCACCGTGCATGATGACACCCTGGACGTAGGCAAGATCGTAAGCCTCATCGTCAGAGTTCATGCACTGCACCAGATCGCCCCTACTGAGCAACATGATTGCTGTAGATGCCATAATCTCTCCCCTTTCACCAGCCTGAGCGGCCGATAGAACCGGCGCCTCTCGCGAGACACCGGCTCGACTGTCGCTCAGATCAGCACTCTTCTGCATCCGGGACCGTGGGGCCCCAGAGCCGCTTGCGCCACTCCGCCTCGAATGCGTCGTTCATCTCACCCGTCCCGTCGAATCCGAAGTAGCGGGGGCGGAGTCCACCAGAGCAGGACGAACAGCAGTAGTACTCCTCGCCGTCGTTCGGGATCTTGTCCCACGCGTCAGCGTTGGAGATTGCCTCCCCCAGGACGCTGGTGCCGACAAAGTAGGACCCGTACACCTGCCCCAGGATGCAGTCCCGGGCGTCATGGTGGTGGTACGTCTCCCGGTCGATCTTGTCTCGCCAGTTTTCGGGGCCGTACGTGTCCAGCAGGTCGATCCCACGGGACACGGCGTCCTCGATGACGATACCGTTGATCTCCATTGAAACTCCCTTCCCTTCGATGCCACGCGGCACCGGGACAAACAGCGCGCTTCAGGCGCGCTGCCTCTCCTTGATTGCGTGACTGTCAGCTGAGACGACGCTTCCACTCGTTCGTCAGTGCGTCGCTGGCCGTGTGGGGGTCGGCGCAGAATCCGTACTCTTCCTCATCGAAGTCATTTTCGACGTTCGAGAGGATCTCCGATCCCTGGCTGTAGTCTCCGAAGATCTGGCCCAGGATGCACCACCGGACGGACGCCAGATCGAGCATGTCGACGTCGATCAGCTTGCGCCAGTTCGGGATGATGCGGCCGAGGAGATCCATACCCTTGTCGACCTGCTCCGAGACGTTGCTCGGGTCGATGGTGCCATCCTCGATCATGGTGTTGACTCGCGCCACCGCATCCCAGTGGCGTGCGGTGGCGCAGATGTGGAACTCGCCCGACTTGACCTCGAATTCGTCCTCGCCGAACAGGGTCCACGTCCAGTCCTCGCAGGTGTAGGCGGTACCGAAGGATCCGCCGCCCACCTTGTCGATGGCCATGATGTAGTCCGAGTTGTTGATCACGACGGCGAACACGAGCTCATGGTTGTTGAGCATGATTTCCCTCTTCCCTTAGGGTTTTCATGGGTAGACCCGACACAGTGTGCAAGGTCTAGACCGGACACAGTCCGAAGACTGTGTCCTGCCCGGTGGGACGTAGGTACGATTCACCTCGAAACCATCCGAGGATGGTTGAGAGATAGCCTCGATCATGTCCCACCTAGGGAAGAAAGGGGGTTTGAAGGCCTACCCGCCTAGGTTCAGGCTAGGTTGCCAGCGATATGCAGTTCTCAAGTGGGCTCGCGCCCTCACGTGCGTTCCCTTTCGCGCCAACATGGGCGGGTCCGGTCCTACAGGGTTGTAGCCCCTGATGGGCACCCTCTCGGGCATATTGCAGATCTTTGGCCAAGTGATGCACCCGGGAGCCTGTTTCCCGTCTTGCTGTCCTGCGGTTCGATCCTTGCGGATCTGGGTTTCGCTGTCAAGACCCCAGTTTCGGGGAGTTTCGAGCGGTCTTGCTTGACTCGAACCTAGCGGCTCTCGCCTTGCCTGTCTAGACCCCAGTTTCAGTGGCTTGGCTTGGTTCTCTGAGGTCGTCAGTCAGGTAGGGTCCGCCACTAAGGTCCGCCCATTTCAGTGAGGCGTTCAGTTGCCCTCACCTAAGTGAGGCTTTGCCCGGTGTCCCGGGTCCTCACTGTCCTTCGTCCGTATCTCGTTGTTGAACCTTGCCTCGCCACCGGTTTCGCTGGTGACAGGCAAGACACTAGGGGTTACCCGAGGTAACACCAATACCCACATTGTACTGACTTTTGTTTGCGCAGGTCAGAGGGTGTTTGGGGCCCTTCCCCTTCCCCGCTGGCAGGGTGCGTACGCGTGCGCGTAGAGAGCACGTGGGGCAGGCTTGCCCCCAGAAGGGCTCACAAGGGGTCACAGGCGGCCCCGTAGGGCCGCCCTGGTCTCATCTATCCAGAGGCAGGCTTACGGGCCGTTCTAGGGCCCTTCCAGGGCTTCTCTCAATGAGTGAGTAGTTGAACCTTGAACCAAGTCGCCGGCAAACAGGTTTGTGCGAGCTTTGTACCCTAACTGTCATGGCAAAGAGAGAGCGCCCCGAAGGGCGCTCCTCTGGTCTAGACCTCTCGCCTGATTATGCGACGCACGTCCAGGCGGTTGCGGATCATGTTGTCCTGGTCCCTCAGCCTGTCCCGTGCCTCACGATGGTCCTGGGCGGTGGCCTCAGGGTCGTACAGGCCGTATCGTTTCTCCATCTTCCGCAGGTAGTCACGCCGGGCGGTGGGGGTGGACGCGTTGGTCCACCCGAGAAACTGGTTCCCGCTGATCATGGCGTACCGCCCGACCTCGGGGACGAAGAACACGCCTCTCAATCAAAACCTCCGGAGGATGAATCGGGCCACGCGCTGACGCACGGTGGCCTTGGGAGCGGGAGAGGGGAGGGTCACGAAGGGAGCAGCGGCCAGCTTCTCAAGGGCAGCCACCACGGGGCAGACCTCACGGTCACGGTCGAATGCCGCCACCAGGTCAAGCCAGGCACCCTCGGCATTCGCGTTGTCCGCTGCCTCAAGCTGCTGAGCGTTCATCGCTGCCTCCCTCTCTCGCGTATGTGTGTTGCGCCGCACACGCTGCCCCTACGTGGGCTCACGCGTCAATACCCATGCACACGATCACTCCCATTCATTCACACTTCCTCCACATGTGTAGGGCTCGCCCCGAAGGCGAGCCCCTTACAGTCATATGTGTTCATGGATATTGGTCCTTACATCCGAATGGACTAGACCACATGGCCCAAGTGGACTAGACCAGTGTGGTCACCTGCCTGTATAGATGGGTGTCTATATGAAAACCATTGCCAATAAGACATGGATAGTGGTGCTGCCCATGTGTGTGCGTCTACACGTGCGTAGACAGGGGTGGTGGGTGGGTGACTATCCCCCTCACCATGTGACATTGCACTGCCTCCATGGCCACACATGTATGCACATGCGCTCACATGCATACACATGCACGCACCAGGCGTGGTCTAGACCACATGTGATCAGAGTGGTGTAGACCAATGGTCCAGACCGCGGTATAGACCAATTTGGACAGTGGTCTAGACCTCTCCGACCAGTGGTGTAGACCAATGGGCCCACAGGTCTAGACCGGTACCCGGGGGTTTTAAATCGCGGCTCTGGGTGGGTGGGTCAGTCCCCATCCAAATGTTGCATAAAGACTGTGACCTACGTCACACCATGTACGAACGATCCTTGTCCTGCTTGGCCTCTGACTACGTTACCAAATCGTTACAAAGATGTTTGTCCCATAGGTGTCCGGTGGACTACGTATATATAGTGGGGGAACCAGTGAACACATGTGCTCATGGAGCGAAGCTCGTGGGAGGCGCCCCCCTGAAGGGGCGCCTAGACATCACACATCCTCAACATCGCTCATGAGAGCAACAGAGTGCACATACTCACATGGTCATCATGATGTGCATGCTTGATGCTTGGGCAGCCCCCTGAAGGGCTGCCCTCATGCATGTAAAGTGAGTAAAGTCCTTAGCCTTGCTAACCACCTGCTCTGTGGTATTTATCCCCCGCTCAAAAAAGCGGCCCCCTGAAGGGCCGCTGTGAAGCATGTCAATCATGAGGTAACTATGATCAGGGAGCTATCCACTCCACAGAAGAAGTCGGCGTTTCACAGGCTTGTCCAGGCTGGCGTCCCCCGCACTAAGGCTGCGGATGAAGTCGGTGTAACACTTCAGGCTGTAAGCTACTGGCGTCGACAGGACGCCGAGTTCCGTGCAGCGGATGACAGGCTCAGGTCTGTACGGCTTGAAGTGGAGTCGTCCGCAAGGGACGACATGCCGGACTTCGAGGAGTTCTGCCGTAAGTACCTGGACACGCAACTGTTCAACCATCATCTTCAGTGGGTGGACTGCCTTGAGGGGCGAGAGCCCCGCAACCTGCACGAGAACCAGGTGTACATCAAGGGAGAGCCCGAGTTCCTTCTGATCAACACTCCACCGGAGCATGCGAAGTCCACGACGATCACGATGAACTATGTGACGTACCGGATCTGTGATGACCCGAACATCCGTATCATCATCGTGTCCCAGACTCAGGAGATGGCGAAGAAGTTCCTTCGAGGTATCAAGGACAGGCTCTCGTCCCCGAACCCGAACTATCGCAAGCTCCAGATCGACTTCGCTCCGGATGGAGGGTTCGCCGCCAATGCGGCGAGCTGGACTGCTGACTCCATCTATGTCAGCTCGGACCTTCGAGACTCCGGCGAGAAGGACCCGACCGTTCAGGCCCTCTCTATCGGTGGTCACATCTATGGATCCCGAGCGGACCTGATCATCCTGGACGACTGTGTCACTGGCAAGAACGCTCACGAGTATGAGAAGCAGATGGACTGGCTTCAGCGAGAGGTCTACAACCGACTCTCCTACCCTGGAGGAGTCTGCCTACTTGTGGGAACTCGACTCGCTCCGACTGATCTGTACGGAGAGATTGTCAAGGACGAGTACTACGGCGAGGAGGAGTCCCCGTGGACTTACCTGACTCAGCCTGCTGTTCTTGAGTTCGATGAGGATCCGAAGAAGTGGGTCACTCTGTGGCCATTCACCAACAGGCAGCCTGTTTCCAAGGTCGGCAAGGCTCTTGTTGAAAAGACCAAGGACGGCCTGTATCCTATGTGGACAGGCACGGCGCTCAAGAAGCGCCGAGCATCCATGAGTCCCCGAAACTGGGAACTCGTCTACATGCAGGCACAGGTGGTTGACGATGCGATCTTCCCAGAGAAGGCGGTCCTTGGTTCTGTTGACGCAGCCAGGCAGCCAGGGCCTATGCCTCCAGGTACGGCCCAGGGGCGTCCCCGTGGCCTTGAGGGTTGCTACGTCGTTGGTGGGTTCGACCCGGCGGTTACTGGTAATTCGGCTGCGGTTGTCATCGCGATGGATCGAGCTACGGGTATCCGGTGGGTACTGGATGTTTGGACCAGGCCTACGAAGCCGGATGACATCTTCGACAAGATCAAGGAGTGGACGGTAAAGTATCGCATGAACGAGTGGCGTATCGAGAAGAACGCCATGAACCTCATGGTGACCCAGAACCGAGAGATTCGGTCCTTCCTGGCATCCCGAGGATGTCTTCTGAGGGAGCACTTTACCGGAAGCAACAAGTGGGACGCGGACTTCGGAGTCGCGTCCATGTCCATGCTGTTCGATGGATACGAGAACAGGAAGCAGCTGATCCGCCTGCCCAATAAGCAGGCGGAGGGAGTCAAGGCTCTCATCGGTCAGCTTGTCACCTGGGAGCCCGACGAGCCTGGACGCAAGTCCAAGCGCAAGACCGACTGTGTCATGGCTCTCTGGTTCGCCGAGATCCGATGCAGGGAGCTTGTCGATGAGGTCAGCAAGCAGGAGGAGTACCACTACTCCAACCCTTACGCATCAGAGCGGGACAAGAGGAAGCAGGCCGTGGTCGATCTGGACTACATGGCCCAGGCTGCAATGCACGGCGACAGCACGATGAATTGGTGGTCGGGATGAAGTTCAGTGAGCGAGCAGCCGACAAGTTAGCCGGAGTGATGGGGTCGTGGAAGTTCGTCCTGAGTCAGGCAGCCTTCCTTACTGCCTGGTTTGCCTGGAATGGTTTGCACATGACCGGGGCGTGGGACCTGTACCCGTTCATCCTCGCCAATCTTGTGATGAGCGCACAGGCTGCCTTTGCCACACCGATCCTGCTGATGAGTGGCAACAGGGCGGCGGCTAATGACCGCCGCACCCTACTTGAAGACGTGAAGCTTGACGCTGAGACGCTTGAGCGTATCAAGCGCATAGAGGAGAAGATCAATGAAGTTTGTAAGCCGAGCTGATCTCGGATGGCCAGCGAGTGCGGCGGCCGATTGGCCGACCGCCAAGGGTGTGAAGGTTCACTACGAGGGGACCGCTGTTCACATCGACTCGCACGATGAGTGTGTGCAGGAGTGGAAGGACATTCGCGCTTCCCACCTCGCCAACAAGGCCGAAGGGTATGTGGATGTGGCATACAACTTCGGAGTGTGCAAGCACGGGTACGTCCTTGAGGGGCGCGGAATCCGGAAGAAGACCGGAGCCAATGGCAACCAGACTCTGAACGGCGACCACTATTCGGTGGTCGCCTTCCTCGGAGACTCTGGCGATACTCAGCCTACTCCCGAGATGATCGAGGGAATCAAGGACGCAATCGCATACCTGCGCCGCAATGGAGCGGGGAATGAGATCAGGGGACACCGTGATGGATACGCCACCTCCTGCCCAGGTGAGCCCCTTTACGCTCTCGTGCGCAGTGCTGCACTTGAGCCCGGAGATGCTCCCGTGCCAGTGCCCAGCCCCTCCCCCGCTCCAACCCCTAACCACCCGTGGCCCGGGATCTATCTCAAGCTCGGAGCGAGTGGAGATGTGGTCCGAACTGTACAGGCGCGCCTTCACGATCGCGGTTGGACTATCGGAGTAGACGGAAGCTTCGGTCCACAGACCGACAAGATTGTCCGCGCATTCCAGCGCGATAAGAACCTGACCGCAGACGGGATCGTGGGCAAGCTCACGTGGAACGCGCTGTGGAACGCACCGATCACCTGAGGAGGTGACGAATGGTACGGACTCTTGAGGAAGTCGCCCGAAAGGTCGAGGCCCTTAGGGATGCCGCACGAGACCGGGATCAGCGACAGAGGGATGTCCGTGACGTTCGCTCCGGTGATATCGATACCGTGATGCCAGGGGCCATGCCTGAGCCATGGCCCCATCCGGTAGTGGCAAACATGATTGACACGACTGCCCGCGACACTTCAGAGGTCATGGGTCAGATGCCGTCGATCAACTGTTCCAACTCTCTCCAGGTCTCCGACAGGAGCAAGAAGATCTCCAGTCGCAGGACCAGGATCGCCTCCCACTACATCCTCGCTTCGAGGCTGGAGAACGGCGAGCAGATCAAGGCCTGCGATCACTACCTCAGCTACGGCATGACCGTGTATGTGGTAGAGCCAGACATGGAGCGCAAGGTTCCCGTTATCAGGGTCGAGAACCCTGTTGGCGCATACCCCGAGTTCGATGTCTTCGGTGGACTCAGGTCCTACTCGCGCATCTGGCGCGAGGAGACCATCTCACTGATGGCCAAGTATCCATGGCTACAGAAGATGCTCACTCGCAAGGACACGTACGGCAAGGATTATCTTCCCGAGAGGGAGATCGAGATCTGCAAGTACATGGATGCCAACTGCATGTACATGTATCTTCCGGCTCACTCGAATACCATCCTTGAGGAGATGAAGAATCCACTCGGCCGCCTGACGGTCCGAGTGGCTGTCCGTCCATCCTTCGACGGTGAGATCCGTGGCGCCTATGACGACGCGATCTGGGTCTACCTCGCGAAGTCCCGCATGGCAATGCTTGGACTTGAGGCGACCGAGAAGGCCGTACGTGCACCTCTCGCAGTTCCGCGAGATGTTCAGCGCATGGTGTTCGGTGGTGACTCCATCATCCGAACCGACAGTCCTGAGAAGATCAAGTATGTAGGCATCGACCTTCCGCAGTTCGCAGC